TGTTACGACAGAAAAAGGGACTCATGGCTTCATATGCTCATCAACTGGATACATAAGGTTTAAATTGTCAGGAAGGGTCGTACAGGCTCATACTTTTTTTGGTGTTTTGATATTCGGATCGGATTTGGAAGGTATGACTATAAATCATAAAAATGGCAATAAACTAGATAACCGCAAAGAAAATCTGGAAATAATGACATTAGAAGACAATGTCAGGCATGAGTGGCAAACTGGATTATGCATTGCAAAGAAACCTGTTAATCAAAAAAGAGTAATTCAAAAGGACTTTCAAGGAAGAGTAATAAGAGAATTTGAGAGTATCTCGGAAGCAGGTAGATTTCACAATGTGAATCCGCAAAGAATTAGATATGTTTGTATAGGAAGAACCGTTGAAGTCAACGGCTCTTCTTTTTGTTTTGCTTAAATATTTTGTTGGCGTGTAGCTCAGCGGCAAGAGCGTTTGGTGAATAGCCAAGAGGTCGCCGGTTCGAGTCCGGTCACGTCAATAGGGTTCACAGTAATCCCAAAAAACTGATAGAACCCCGCACACCTCTTAGCAATGTGTCCCAAGCGGGGACGTACATAATCAAGTCACTCATTGCGAGTGGCTTTTTATATACATAAATTTAAGAAAAATATCTATGGAGGTATTTCATGAAAGCTTTAGTTGATTTGAGACTAGGTGGGGTTGTTTACTGTTTGAAAGGTATGAAGGTAGTCGTTGAGAAGAAACTTGGTAAACATACCATTTTATCTAGAGTAGATGAACAAGGTAATGAATTGAAATTTAAAGTTAGTAATGAATTAATGCCGCTTTATTTCATATGAGTGGCTTTTTATTTTGCAACAAAGCGAGGTGGCAGACATAAACTGGACAGAACAAGAAATTGACAGGCTTAAAACTTTAGTCAGTGAGGGCAAAACGAACAAAGAGATAGCAAGTATATTATCTAGCGAGTATGGCAGAGAGTTTAGCAAGATCAGTGTAAAAAGCAAACGTCAACGGTTGAAAGAAGCTAAGCCACCTCGTGTTAATAGTTCTCAAACTGAAATCAAATCAGATGGCACGCAAACGAACCAGATCAAAATTAGAATGACTGAAGAACAGTCAAAGGATCCCGATTATGTATTACAAGCACATGGTTATAGCCCAGACAGTTGGGAATTGATCCAAGCGACTAATAATATATGGGAGCAGAACAATCGTGAAGACGGGCTGATACAGCTTTACCAGTCAAAGATAGTTGTTAGGCCTAGGGTAGCTGAATTCAACGCATCAGCCTTCACAGATTCGATTGAGCCAGTAAAGCTTACTGCAGTCAAGACTGGTGATAGAAACCTATTCATCGGTTTAGCTGATTGGCATTTCGGTATCACTAAGCTAGAGGATATACAAGACAAGTTGGCAATGATTGTGGATGTAGTATCCAAAGGTTATAAGCAGATTGTTATTGGTCAGCTAGGAGATTTATTTCATAGCAGCCAGATAAAGAAATCAGTCACGATGGCTGGTACACAGTTAGATGATGTGGACATGGTTACAGCAATCAAAGATGCACGAGCATTCTTCGATATGTTGATTACTGAGTGTGTGAGACATTCGAAGCAAGTGACTGTTGAACACGCAGGCGGTAATCATTCAGAGAATTTGGAATACATGTTTCTGCTTTATCTAGAAGCCAAGTATCCAGACATCAAAGTGAATTACCACAACAAGTACCGACAAGCGTTCATGTTGGATAGCGTGGCGATCATGATTACTCATGAGCAGTATGGCAAGCGGAAGGATTTGCCGATGTTGTTTGCTACTGAATTCTCTGATATGTGGAGTAAGGCAACTACACGGGAGATTATCACTGGTCACTTCCACACGCAACAGACGAACGACTATCAGGGTGTGATCCATCGTCAGTTAGGGACCATTAAGCCAAATGACAGCTACGAGATTGAGAATGGTTGGACGATGGGTAAGAAAGTGTTGCAGTTGTTTGAATATGATAGTGAAAGGTTGAGGGTGACGTATGACATATAAAGTAAGATATCTTTTGCTCAGATTGCAAATGAAATGGCATTACTACGTTACCCAAGACATGAACAAGTGGGAAGAGTTATGGAAAAAGAAAAATCGCATGAAGAAGCGAATGGGTGACTGATATGCACTATTTCTACTTACAACTATCCATAGGCATACTATCACACGCTAACATCAGACAAGCGCAACTCAAACCTAAGCACACGTTGTTGGAATGCTATGCAGAGTTTGACGATGAGTATATCGAACGGCATAAGCTATTGTACATTGGGCACGGGTGGCAGAAGGATAAGCATATTGTGGAGAGGTTAAATAGATATTTATAGAAAGGTGGCGGCGTTGATGTGCAGAAATGGGAGTTAGCATACATAGATTATCAAAACGGCATGAAGTACAAAGACATAGCCGCTAAACATGATGTATCTATCAATACAATTAAATCTTGGAAGTCTAGAAAGTGGAATGCACCTCCTGAAAAAAAGGGTGCAACCAAGAAAGAAAAGGTTGCACACAAAAAAGAGGTGCAACCAGTAATAGATAATGACGATCTAACGGAGCAACAAAAACTGTTTTGTCTTTATTATCTAGAGTGTTTCAACGCTACTAAGGCTTATCAGAAAGCTTATGTGTGTGATTATAAAACAGCCAACGCAAACGGAAGCCGTCTGCTAGTAAATGCTAGTATAAAGGCTGAACTGCATCGACTTAAATCTGAACTACAGCAAGATGTATTCCTTGATGTGAAGGATTTGATACAAGAGTATATAAAACAAGCCTTTGCTGATGTTACTGACTTTACAGAGTTTGGACAAGAAATAGTTCAGTTCAGTGATGGTAGCGAGGGTCCAGTGTCATTTGTACGATTAAAAGATTCGGATTCAGTTGATGGCTCCCTTATTCAAGAAGTTAAAAAAGGTAAAGATGGTGTATCAGTCAAACTTTACGACAAACAAAAAGCAATGTCTGAACTCATGAAATATCTTGGCGGTGATCGGTTGCGAGAAGCGCAGATTGCTGCAACTATTGCTAAGAATAAGGATGGCAGCGAAGAGTTTGATATGGAAGATGATGGTTTCCTGGCAGCATTGGAATCTGAAGGTGAAGAACTATGGCCAGAAGAGTAAAGCAGGCAGTATTTAAGTTCAAGCCTTTCAGCAAAAAGCAGAAGATGATTCTTACATGGTGGACTAAAAAGTCTGCTGTCAAAGATAAAGACGGAATAATAGCCGATGGCGCTATTCGTTCAGGCAAAACTATTTCAATGTGTTTATCTTATGTTATGTGGGCAATGTCAACATTTGACAGTAAGAACCTTGGTATGGCAGGTAAGACAATCGGCTCGTTTCGGCGGAATGTTCTTTTTTGGCTTAAACTTATGCTTTTATCACGAGGTTATCGGTATAAAGACCATCGTGCTGATAATATGCTGGAAGTCACTAAGAAAGGCAAAACCAATTACTTTTATGTTTTTGGTGGTAAAGATGAACGGTCGCAGGATTTGATTCAAGGTATTACATTAGCTGGCATGTTCTTTGATGAAGTAGCTCTTATGCCAGAATCTTTTGTAAATCAAGCGACTGGACGTTGTTCCGAGAAAGGTTCAAAGTTTTGGTTTAACTGCAATCCAGATGGCCCATATCATTGGTTCAAACTTAATTGGATTGACAAGATTAAAGAAAAAAATCTGGTGTATCTTCACTTTACGATGGATGACAACCTTAGTTTAGATGAGTCGATCAAGAAGAGATATCGCAGCATGTATTCAGGAGTCTTCTACAAACGATATATCCTTGGTTTGTGGACAGTTGCTGAAGGTGTTATTTACGATATGTTTGATCAGTCAAAGCATGTCTATAATAAAATAGTTGATTTCATCTTTGGCGATAATTATATAAGCATTGACTACGGTACGCAGAACGCTACCGTATTTTTATTGTGGCAAAAAGGCAAAGATGGTATCTGGTATTGCGTGAAAGAGTTTTACTATTCTGGACGTGATAGTAAAAAGCAAAAAACTGATAGTGAATTTGCTGATGAACTACAGAAGTTTACAGAAGGCATCCGTGTTAAAGAAGTGATTGTGGATCCATCTGCTGCTTCTTTTATTGCAGAGTTAAAGAAACGCAACTTTAAAATCAGAAAAGCGAAAAATGATGTTCTAGATGGCATTCGTTTTGTGGGTACTCTCCTCAATGAAGAGAAAATAGCTTTTAATTCCTCTTGTGTGAATACACTGAAAGAATTCAGTTCATACATCTGGGATGCAAAAGCAATGGATCGTGGAGAAGATAAACCTATAAAGCAAAATGACCATGCAATGGATGCTGTAAGATACTTCGTTTACACGATTATCTTCAAGAGCAACAAAGTTAAAATTACTAATCGTCCTACATGGATGGAATAAAGAAGGTGAAAGAATGGCAATCGCTATTGATCGTGAATTAGCTGGTGATATCAATAACCCAAATATGGAAGTAATCAACTTCTGTATGGATGAGCATAAGAAAGAAATACCACGGCTGGATATGTTGTTTGATTACTATGAAGGCAAACCCCATAAAATTGGTCAAGCAAAGATTCGAACGCCACACGAAATGGATGAAATCTTTGTCAACAACGCTAAATATGTAACGGATATGATGGTAGGATTCACTGTCGGCGCTCCTGTATCTTATGCAGCAGCAAAGGATAAAGACATTACGCCTGTCACTGATGCGTTAGAAAAGATGAAAATCAAGAAGCACGACAAGGAGTTAGAAAAAGGATTATCAGTAATGGGTATGGGCCTTGAGTTGCATTACTTAGCAATTAAACCAGGTACTGAAGGCAACGATGTACCTGAAACTGTTCCTAAAATCGCATGGATTGATCCAAGAGGCATGTTTTTAGTTGTTGATGATACTATCGACCGAACGAAACTATTTGCTGTTCGTATGGTCAAGAAGCGTGATTTGAAGCGAAGAACATTTTGGGAGATAACAGTTTACACTCAAAAATGGGTGATCACGTATCTATCTAAAACGAAACGATTAGATCCTACAAGCTTAATCAATAAGACTCCGAATCCTAAAGTTAAACCGCATTACTACAAGGATGTACCTGTAGTTGAGTTTAGAAACAACGAAGAAAAGCAAGGGGACTACGAGCAGCAATTGTCTCAGATCGATGGATACAACGTCTTACAAACTGATCGAATCAAAGACAAGAAGAACTTTGTCAAAGCGATTATGATCATGTTCGGTTTTGGCCTACCTGATGAAAAACCAGACGAGATAAATGGAACCGTGGCCATTGAAGCACCAGCAAAATCAGATGGTGGAGATTTCCAGTATGCAACTAACACATTTGATGAAACACAAGTGCAGAAATTAGCTGACTCCTTGCTTGATGATTTTCACAAAACAACTTATGTACCCAATCTGAATGATGAAAACTTTGCTGGCACTCAATCTGGTGAAGCAATGAAGTACAAGTTGTTTGGATTATTACTTGTATTGTCAATCAAGATTGGATATTTGGAAGATGGTATTATGCAGCGCTTGGAATTGTTGCAGAACATCTTGAACGTGAAGGGTCAGAACGTAGATGTTGAAGGAACAACAATCAAGTTTAAACCTAACCTTCCTATCAACCGTTCGGATATCATTAATCAAATCAAGGAATCACAAGAATTTATCCCTTTGCTAATCAGTTTGGGTTGGTTAGATGATATCGACAATCCTCAAGAAGTTGTTGAAATGTTGAATCAGCAAAAAGAGGATAACATGAAGTTGCAAGCCAAAGCATTAGGTGTTCAAGCTGAAGACAGTCATTCGGATTTGGATGATGAGCCAGAGGAGGACGAAGATGAAAGCTGAAATTTTGTTGACTAATGATGAAGTTATAGTATTTGAACCAAAGTGGCTTAATATGAAAGTTGGTTTAAGTGAAATGCTAAGCGGTTTGAACAAACTTGATGTTAAAGTTTTCGAGTGCTTAGATGTTCAAGGGACTACGCATTTTATAAATATGAATCAAGTAATCAGAATATCTGAATATACTGGCAAAGAAAAAAATGAAGTTGGAATCAAAATCGATCGAAGTGATTTAAGTAAAGCAGTAAAAGAATTTATCGATCAAACTAATTATGGCAATCCGGCAATATAAAGGAGCTGATTAAATGGCTCAAAAGAAACGTAAGCTATCCTATTGGGAACGACGTAACGTTGATGCCGAGCAAAAAATAAACGATGGCGCAATCAAAGTTGAGGAAGCTGTAGCGAAGGCTTACAGGCAAGCACAGTCTTACTTAACCCAAAAGGTTAGGAAGTTATTTGCACGCTCTCAACAACGCTCTGGGCTATCTGAGGTTGAAGCTAAACGGATACTGAACCAAACGGCGTCAGTTGAAGAGTTAGCAGAATTGAGAAAGCTATCCAAGCAGATTAAAGATCCAGAGTTGCAAGCGTCAGCAAAGAATCGATTGCAAGCATTAGCATTTAAAGAGCGTATCACTCGTGCAGAAGACTTGAAAGCCAAGTCTTTTTTAGTTTCTAAGCAAGTTGCTGATGTTCAGTTAGAAAAACAGACAGAGCTCTATGTAGATGCTATTCACGAATCGTATCGTGAGGCAACGGCTGAATCAGTCATCCGAAAGGCGCAAGAGAATGCCAAGAATGGCGTAGTCATTGAAGTATGGAACAAAAAAGATTATCAGTTTAAGGAACTATCGACCAGATACACTAAGAACATCCTCGATAGCCACTGGCATGGATCGAATTATTCTAAGCGGTTGTGGGGCGATACTGAAGCTTTAGCAGCAAGGTTGGAAGAATTGTTCACCGTTGAATCTATGACTGGCATGTCTGAGTTCGAGATGGCCAAGGCAATAGCTAGTGAGTTTGACCGCTCTATTGGCGTTGCCAGGCGTTTGATACGCACGGAAGCTAATTACATGGCTAACCAAGCAAAACTCAAGGCGTGGCAAGATAATGGCGTAAAAGAGTATATGCTAGTAGCTGTGTTGGACTTAAGAACGTCTGAAATCTGTAAAGGCAAAGACCATAAGATTTATCTTGTATCTGAAGCCAAGGTAAACGGTGCTAGCGGAACGTATCCGCCGTTCCATCCTTGGTGTAGAACAATAGCTATTATGTACAGCAAACGAACGCTGAAACTACCTAGAAACGCATTAGATCCTATCAGTGGTAAGGTCATTCCAATTAGAGGTGAAACAACCTATAACGAATGGATGAATAAGCTGAAAGAAAAATATTCGGATGAAGAGATAGCTTTGCAGAAGAAAAAAATAATGGGAGTGTGAATCACTTGGATTTCAGAGAGATGAAACGCAAGAAAGAGCGTGGTGTTAGCAATGAAGAGTTTATGGATAAATCGAAAGAATTCTTCAAAGACGCTGACAGCATTATAGTTGTAGGTATGGATAAAGATGGTTTTATCAATACCTTTTACACTCAACTAAGTTCAACTCAGGTTATCGGTATGGTTGAGATTGCAAAACAACAATTGATTCAAGAAACGGAAGTCTAGTAAGAAGTTTTTTAAAAAAGAAAGGATTGTGTAAAATGGGAGATCAAGAATTTGTAACGGCAGCAAAAAATGCAATCGTTAAGGCGTTTAACGAACGAAAGGGATCGCTACATCCGCCACTAAAAGAGGAAGAGTTGTATGTGGTTTGGCTAGTAAAAGCGTTACAAAACAACAAGGCGCTCTTATCAACTAGTCGCTCTGGTGATGGGCTTTACTTTGAAGTAACTAACAACGGGGATAAGAATGAAATGTATTTGGATGTATACAAAAAACAAGAAAATATTCGTATTCCTTATTAATCAGAAGTCTAGCAGTTGCTAGGCTTTTTATTATGTCCAAGCGTGAGAGGTGGCAAATATGGATTTATATATGGTTTATATAGCAACAGGTGATTTCTATGAGCCTTTTGAACTTTATATGGTTGCAAGTAACCTCATCGATGCCTTGCAAAGCGCAAAAAATAAACAAGCGGATCTATCCGAAGATAAAGGTATGGATGGTTATATGGGGCAATTAGCT